TTGAAGCAAAACATCCACAACTAGATCCAAAACCAACTACTGCAGATGGACAAGGTTTAAGAAATGCAAGACCACAAACTTTTACACTTGCTTCTGGTGGAGGTGGTGGAATAGCTGTAGATTTAACTTTACCTGCTCCTTTTTCTTTTTCATCTGAAGGAATGGTTCCTGATAATGGAAGTATAGTTAATTCAAAAAGAGAAGGACATATTAGTTTAGGAAATGTAGAAATAATTGGAGCAGCTACAGTTACAAATTATGCAGTAACGGTAGTTAGTACCGGCTTAGGAAATAAATATTTTATTGATGGAGTACAACAAGCTACTTTAAATTTTACAAAAACTAACGTATATAAATTTGATCAATCAGATAGTTCAAATGGTGGAGGAGGAACTCACCCATTAAGATTTTCTACAACTTCAAATGGCACTCATGATGGAGGAACAGAATATACTACTGGTGTAGTAACAAGTGGAACGCCTGGTCAACCTGGAGCTTATGTTCAAATAACCGTTGATGCAAGTGCACCTAGTACGCTATATTACTATTGTACAAATCACTCTGGAATGGGAGGCCAGATAAATATATCATAATGACTTACGATGAATTAAAAACAAAAATTAGAAATTACACAGAAGTTAGTTCAAATGTTTTAACTGATACTATTATAAATGATTTTATTAGAGATGCAGAATTAAGAATAATGAGAGATGTAGATGTCGATTCAAATAAAAGATATGTAACAGCTCAAGTAATTTCAGGAACAAGATTTATTGATACACCTCAAAATACTCTAGTAATTAGATCAGCTCAAATTGTAGATTCTGATGGAACAAGCAACCCTGATAATAGAGAATTTTTACAATGGAGAGATTCTAGTTTTATGTCTGAATTTAATCCAACTAATGCTCAAGGTGTTCCAAAATACTACAGTTGGTGGGATGATAACACAATAGTATTGGCTCCAACTCCAAATGCTACTTATACAATTCAGTTAAATTATATCTTGAAACCTGAGACTTTATCGAGTACAAATACACAAACATATATTAGCCAACAATTTCCCAATGGTTTATTATATGCATGCTTAGTTGAAGCATTTTCATTCTTAAAGGGGCCAAATGATCTCTTGCAATTATACGAAGGAAAGTATAAACAAGTATTAGAAGGCTTCTCTATAGAACAAATGGGAAGACGAAGACGTGATGAATATCAAAGTGGTGTTCCCCGTGTCGGTGGTAAATAATAATAAGGAGATAAAACTATGGCTATAACACAAGCAATTGCAAATTCTTTCAAACAACAGTTATTGGAAGGTGAGCATAATTTTGGTTCTGGTGATGACAAGTTTAAAATCGCTCTTTATACTTCTTCAGCTACTCTAAACTCATCAACAACTGCGTATGCTACTAACCCAGGAGGTGGAGCAAACACTGAAGTTGCTAATACTGGTCAGTACACAGCAGGTGGTGGTTTACTTGTAAACCAAGCAACTTCTTTAACAGCTGGTGTTGCAAGAGCAGACTTCGCAGACAGATCTTTTACAGGTGTGACTTTGACTGCTAGAGGAGCTTTAATCTACAACACTTCTGCAACTGCAACTAATGCAGCTGTATGTGCTTTAGATTTTGGAAGTGATAAAACAGCGACAGCAGGTGTTTTCACAATTCAGTTTCCAGCAGCTACATCAACAGCAGCGATTTTAAGAATCTCTGGTTAGTACATAGGAGTTAAAATCCTATGGCATCAGGAACTTGGAGTGCAGGCTTTTGGGGCCAAAACCAATGGAACGATTTAGCTAATCCTACGTTTGCATTAACGGGGGTAAGTCTATCTGGCGTTCTTGGTACAACTACAGAAGTTGACGGTGATATAAATACAGGTTGGGGACGTATTGAATGGGGCTTAAATTCCTGGGGTGAATTTGGTACTGCACTTCCAACAGGAATTTCTGCATCTTTTAACATAGGAACTGTAGTTGTAACCGCAGGTGCTACTGCAACAAATTCTACAAATAATGGTCAAACAATAACTGGAGCATTAGGTGCTCTTGCGATTGATATTCAAGGAAAAGTATTTCCTACAGGTTTTGGTTTAACTGGAAATTTAGGAACAGCTGATGCTGGTCCTGATGCAATGCTTACAACTAATCATGCAACAATGGGTCTTGGTTCTGTTCAAGCTTACAACCAAACTGGTTGGAGTAGACAAGAGTGGAGTGAAAACGGTTGGGGTGTTGAAGGTCAATATGCAAATGTTGATGTAACAGGTATTGCAATGACAAATGCACTTGGATCAGTTGCAATGGCTGGAGAAGTTGTAGTTATTCCTAGTACTTTAAATATAGCACAAACAACTTTAGGTGTTATCGATCCAGCTCCTGACGCAAACATTACAGGTAATTTTATGATTGGTTCTTTAGGCCAATTAGGAATGCAAGGTGATGTTTCACCAAGCGTAACAGGTATTTCAATGACCGCTGCTTTAGGAAATGAAACAATAGAAACTAAACAGCTAGTTGATGTAACAGGAATAGCTGGTTTAGCTAGAGTAGCCTCTGTTACTCCTATAATTCATGTAGATGTATTGGTTACAGGAAATGCCTTGACTATGGCACAAGGTTCTGGTAGTGCTTTAATCTGGAACGATGTAAATACAGGTACAGCGCCTATAACTCCTCCAGGATGGCAAGAAGTAGCTGCATAATGAGTTTGACACAAGCTCAAAATTTTAGTAAATTGAAACTTAATTAAGGAATTTAAATTATGGCAAATTCAACATCAGCAAGTTTAAAACTTACAGTACAGGCTACTGGAGAAAACTCAGGAACTTGGGGACAAATTACAAATACTAACTTACTAATTCTTGAACAAGCAATTGGTGGTTATGGAGCATTCAATGTAACTGATGCATCTAGAGCATTAACTTTTACTAATGGTGCTTTATCAAATGGTAAAGATCAAGTAATTAAATTAACAGGAACTCTTGAAGCAAACGTAAATGTCACTATTCCAAATTCAATAGAAAAAACTTATATTGTTGAAGATGGATGTAATCATGCAGGTTTTACTTTAACTTTTAAAACTGCATCTGGAACAGGTGTTCTTTTATGTGAAGGTCACACTTACACTTTATATTCTGACGGAACTAATGTTGTAAAAGCAGGTGAACATAAAAAATGGAGAGCTATTTCTGCAGCTGAAACAGTTCAAGCTGGTGCTCAACTTTTAGTAAATACAAATGGTGGAGCAGTTACAGTAACGCTTCCAGCGTCACCATCTGCTGGAGATGAAGTTGCATTTATCGACCAAGGTTATGATTTTCAAACTAACGCATTGACTGTTGGTAGAAACTCTTCTAATATAGCTAACGCAGCAGCAGACCTTGTTGTTAATACACAAGGTGCTGGTTTCTGTTTAGTATTTTCAGGAGATGCAACAACGGGTTGGACTTACAAGGAGAAATAGAATATGGCAAATTACGAAGCAACAAAATACGATTTCACTGGAGCAAATCTTACAGGTATTGAGGGAATTCCTACAGCAACTATTGTGCCGTGGTCTTCTGCTTCAGTGCCAACAGGTTTCTTAGAATGTAATGGTCAAACAGTTTCAAGATCAACTTATTCTGCATTATTTGCAATCGTAGGTACAACTTACGGAGCTGGAGATGGTTCATCAACTTTTCTTGTACCAGATTTACAAAACAATGTAGCAGTTGGAAAATCAAATAACAAAGCTTTAGCATCAACTGGTGGAGCGAACACAGTTGCTTCAACTGGAAACGTTGCAGGATCAACAGCCAATGCTACTTTATCAACTGCGCAACTTGCTTCTCACAATCACTCATTAACTTTACCGGCACAAGTTGGTCATAACACTACAGGATGGTATCCACAAGGTCACCCTTCTTATACTCAGACGTTGAATACAACTAACGCTGGTTCAGGTCAGGGTCACTCTCACAATATGAGTGCAAACTTTTCAGGTGATGCAACTTCAGTATTACAACCTTATTTAACAATAATTTATATAATTAAAACGTAGGAGAAATTATGGCAAGTAAAGGAAATTGGACAGTAGTATTCGATGATAAATGCATAATTAAAAATTATGCAGAAGGTGCTTCTGAAGGTATTGGATATATTATTTCAGATGATTCTTTTTGGAATCAATCTAAATTTTCAAATATTTGGGCTATTCAATATGGAGCATCTAATATTTCAGATGAAGTAGAATATAGAGATGGAACTCCTCATTGTAGTTATACAGAAGCAGACTTAGGAGATATAAATCAATTTTCTTCTAGATGGGATTCAGTTCACCTACTAAAATTACAAGCTGATTGGGATAACAATTACAATAATGAAACTGAAACTGAAGCTGAAAAAATTACTAGATTAGGCGCAAGACCTATATCTTATTCTTCTTAATTATCTCAACATCATCCAAGACGTTAAAATATATTTTTTACCAGATAAAGGCGGATTACCCCTATGTAAATAGGGAAATGCAGCGGGCCATATAACGATTCTACCTGTTTTAGGTTTTACTCTTTTTGAAAAATGTAAAAATTCTGTTTCTCCACCTTCTTCAACATCATTTAAATATACAGAAAAAACAAAAGCCCTTGGTTCATTTTCATAACCTTTACCGTGTTCTATATGCCAAACATGATAACCTTCAGTGGGTAATGTTTTTTGTATTTTTAAATCTGTAAAATGAAAAGGAACTCCGTAAGCATCGTCAGCTCCTACGTTTTTAATATAATGATTCCATGCTAAATCAAAATTAACCATCATTGATCTTAAAGATTCCCACCATACATTTACGTTATTGGGAGCTGCAAAAAATTGTTGATCTTGTTTTTGTAATATTGATGCTTTTTCAAAACCTATTCTATTAATAGTATTTTTAAAATTGTTTTGATCTTCAAATAATTTAATAGCTTTATTACATTCTTCTTCAGTAATGTAATTATCATAAACACCTATAAAATTATCTATATTAACTGTTTTTTCCATTTAGTTCTCTTATTTTTTTTGAGTATTCAAATTGATCTTTTTCAGAAATATTAAATATTAAACTATATCTATTGTGCTCTCCTTCATATTTATCAAAACCATGTAATACTTCTGGTGGAAAAATGTAATAGTCACCAGGTTCAGGGGTTATTTTTAAATTTAATTCAGGTAACATTAAATCACATCCTTTTGTTAAATATAGAATACCATGATAAGTCCTATGTGTGTGTAATTTAACACTATCACCTTTTTTTATTTCATTACCCCAAGCATTTAAAATAGTTAGTCTTTGTAAAAAATGTTCAAATATAGCGGGATGTGTTGTTTGGTGTGTATTTATTAAATAACTTACGAAATTAATAAAATCAGGTTTATCTATAAAATAATTCCAGTCGGTCATTCCTCCTTTTACATTAGTATAATTTTCCATTTTATCACTTAAATTATTTTTAATAGTAATTAAAAAATTATTTATAACTTCTGGATAAGCATAGTTACCAACTATAATATTAACATTTCTAGTATAACTAACATTTAAACTATTTCTAGTTTTAATTAATTTATTATTTTTTTCTATAAGACTAATCATTTATATTTTTTATTTTATTTGTTTATCATAAGCATGATTAGTATATGGACCATTTTTATTTACATAATGAAAGAAAACTTGAGCCATACCTTCACCTTTATAAATACCTGGTCTCCAATGTTTTTGATCACAGCCAGCATATAAAACTGCATCTCCTTCTTTTAATTCAAAAGATTTACCTTCCACAATAATAGGCCAATCATCATATTTTTTTATACAAGCACTTATCGATATTTCACAAGCTGGTCTATCGGTGTGTTTAGATAAAGTTGCACCAAATACATAATATCTCCAATAAGCATAAGTAGGAAATAATTTTAAATTAGATTCTTTTTCTACTATGGGTAATTTAATATCAAGTAAACCAAGCATTAATGGATCAAGATACCAAGCAGGGGAAAAAGATTGAATGTCTATTTTGTAATCTTTATTTTGATCTAATTTATTATAACAATACTTTTGAAGTATGTTTAGTTCTTCTTTGGAAAGAAAATTTTTAATTAATTTATATTTTACTGGAGCCATGAAACTATACTATATCTTGTTCCTTTTGTAATGGTTTGAATGCCATGAGGATACATAAAATTACTGGGAAAAAAAACAATTGAACCTTTATCTAATTTAAATCGCTTAACTTCTTTTTCTTTTTGATCTGTAAATACTAGCTCGCCACCCTTATAGTCATCGTTTAAATTCATAATAATACTTAAATGCCTTGGTGATGTAGAAAAATGATCAGTATGTATACTATATTTTTCTCCTAGACCATATTTTAATAAATCTATTTGATTAATTTTACTGCTACTCATCTTAGGAAATTTTAATTTGTAATAAGTATATAGTCTTTCAATTTCTTTTTTTATGTAATTCCAATAAAACACATTAGTAGGACTATTAAAATTTAAACTATATCCTTTTACATTTCTAATATTTGAATTTAAGGTACTTATATTTTTATTTAAACCTCCCATAATTTCTAGATTTTTAGAAGCTTTATAATTTATAAAAGGTATGATTTTTTTTATAAAATTAGGAGAAATTATATTTTTTAATTCAACAATTGCTTCTAAATGGTCCATAATTATGATACTTTCATTATCTGTAAAACTAATATATAAGCTATTATATGCTACAAAAATTAAATTTCAAGCCTGGTTTTAACAAAATGGTCACAGATTCAGGAGCCGAATCTCAATGGGTAGATGGTGATTTTGTTAGATTTAGATATGGACTACCTGAAAAAATAGGTGGTTGGAATCAATTATCTATTGCAGGTGAAACATTACCTGGAGTAGCACGTGCTCAACACACTTGGACATCTTTATCTGGAGAACGATATGCAGCTATTGGAACTTCACAAGGTTTATTTTTATATTATGGAGAACAGTTTTTTGATATTACACCATTAGATACAGCTATAACAGGATGCACATTAACAACTGTTAATGGATCAAATGTTTTACAAGTTAATAAAGGTTCTCATGGTTTAGAAGTTGGAAGATATGTAACCTTATCTGGAGTAACTGTTACAGGTGCATCTGATTTTACAGCAGCAGAATTACAAAAAGTTTATGAAATATTAACTGTTCCTGATGTAGATAAATTCACTGTTCAAGCTGTAAGAAATGAAGGAGGATCTGGCATGACTGCAGTGGGAGCTGCAACTGTTAATCCTTATGTTGAAGTAGGTCCTGTCTTTCAAACAATAGGTTATGGTTGGGGTACTTCTACATGGAACACTTCTACTTGGGGAACTGAAAGAGCTACAAGCTCAGTAATTCTAGATCCAGGAAACTGGAGTCTTGATAACTATGGACAAGTTCTTGTTGCAACAATTAGAGATGGAGAAACTTTTACTTGGAATGCTGGCGCAACAAATGCTAGAACAATTAGAGCATCAAAATCTACATCAGGTTTTTCAACTTCAGCTAACCCAACTGCATCAAGATTAACACAAGTCTCAGATAGAGACAGACACTTATTTCATTTTGGAACTGAAACAACTATTGGCGATCCTACAACTCAAGATCCAATGTTTATAAGATTTTCAAATCAAGAAGACTTAAATGATTATGCACCAACAGCTGTTAACACGGCAGGTACGTTTAGATTAGACAAAGGAAATAGAATCGTTGGAGCAGTATCAGGTAAAGACTATACTTTAGTATTAACTGATAGTTCTGCTTATGTAATTCAATTTGTTGGTCCACCATTTACATTTAGTGTAAGACAAGTTGGTACTAACTGTGGATTGATTGGTCAACACGCATTAAGTTATTCTGATGGTAAAGTATTTTGGATGTCAGGTGAGGGTGGATTTTTTGTATTTGATGGTACGGTTAAATCATTACCGTGTCTTGTTGAAGACTTTGTTTTTACAACAAATTCAAATAATTTAGGAATAAACTACGATGCAACAGATATAGTTTATGCAGAACATAATACTTTATATGGAGAAGTAAATTGGTTTTATCCAAAATCTGGAACTGATCAGATTAATAGATGTGTTACCTATAACTATGGAGAAAATGTTTGGACAACTTCATCGTTAGCTAGAACTTCATATATTGATACCGGAGTCTTTGATGTACCTTACGCAACAGAATTTAGTTCTACAGGTTCACCTGTATTTTCAGATATATTAGGTATTACAAATAAATATGGAGCTTCAACTTATTATGCTCATGAAGTTGGAACTGACCAAGTTAATAGCTCAGGCACAACTTCTATTAATGCGTTTATTGAATCTGGAGACTTTGATATTACAGCAGCTAGAAGCCGACAAGGTCAAACAACCGGTATGGTTGACTACAGAGGAGATGGAGAGTTTTTTATGTCTGTGAAAAGATTTATACCTGACTTTAAAGTTCTTACAGGTAATTCAAAAATTACATTACTATTAAATGACTATCCAAATAATACTGCATCTAGCTCACCTCTTGGCCCATTTACAATAACATCATCTACTGATAAGGTAGACACTAGAGCAAGAGGAAGATTATTATCAATAAAAATAGAAAATGATGGCACTGGTGAAACTTGGAGATATGGAACTTTAAGAGTTGATGCTCAACCAGATGGAAGAAGATAATGGCTAAAGTAACAAATTATATACCTGAACCACAACAAGAATATGATGTAGAAAATCAAAGACAGATACTAGAGTCTTTGAGTACATTACAAAATCAATTAAACTTTTCTTTTCAACAAGACTTGAAAAATGAACAAGATGCGTTTAATTACTTTTTATCATGACAATAAGATATAAAAATCAAGGTTTCAAACAAGCTGATACAGCTAAAGCTACAGTGCTTACTTGTCCTAATAATGGAGCAATTATAATTAAAAGTATATATTGTGCTAACAATGATGCATCATCAGCTATTGTGGTAAATATGAATTTAGTTGATTCATCTGATTCAAGCACTGAGTATGAATTTTTTAGAGATGATGTAGCTGCTAAGTCACAAGTAAATGCTTCACCTCAAGGGTTGAATTTAGAAGCAGGAGATGCTATAACAGTGCAAGCAGCAACCGGCAGTAATAAAATACAAGGTGCCATAAGTTATGCTTTAATAGACAGATCACAAGAAAATGGATAAAGATATACCTAAAATAGATTGTGTAACTACAACAACATACAGAAATACCAAGACAGGAGAAGTATTTAAAAAGAAAGTAGAAGGACCTGATATTGTACAAGATGTTACAGTTCAAATTACTAACAAAGGTCTTGAAGTATTTCAGAAAGTAATGAATCAAAAAAATGATAAAGATAATAAATAACGTTTTAACTTTAGAAGATTGTTTTAATTTATATAATGGTTTAATAAATCAACATATTTGGACTCTTGGTAGAACTTCAGAAAATACTATTGGAGGTTGTTTTCCAGGTGTTACTCTTATAGAAAAAGGTGAAACAGTTGTTAATCATCCTTATTGGATAGGTTATTTTAATTGTTTATTTGATAGAATTAATCAAAAATTAAATGAACAACATAATTTTTCATTAAAAAGAAATATAGATAGACTAGTTTTAAATGCTCAAAATAGTAATCATTATACAGAATTTCATCCTGACACGTTAGTAGAAAATACTTATAGTATTGTTGGATTTTTTACACCTCAATGGGCGGAAAATTGGGGAGGAGAATTAAATATAGAAGGAAAACTTATAAAATATAAACCAGGAGATTTTATTGTATTTGATTCACATAAACTTCATAAATCGGAAAAAATAAAATTAATACCATATTGGAGGACATCAATAAGCTATGTTATTAAAACATCAAAAGCCTAGAGGCGGAACAGAACTACAATTTGAATATTTAAGAAAGCATGTAGAATCTAGCTTACTTAATCAAGTAGAAATTTGTACATCAGTTCCAGGCAAAGTACCTTTACATCCAACTAAGCTAAATATTCTTTGGCAAAAAAATTCTTGGGATCAACCTAATTTACAACCCTGGTTCAGTAATAAATCAAATCATGATAAATATGATTGGTATATATTTAATTCTAATTGGAACTTTGAACAGTTTACAAAAAGATTTGATTTACCTAGAGAGAAATGTGCAGTCATTAAAAATGGTATTGAAGAAGTACAACCGGTTATAACACAATATAAAAAAGGTGATCCTATAAAAATAATACATCACTGTACACCTTGGAGAGGTTTATCTGTATTGTTAGGTGCAATGCAATTAGTTAAGAATCCATTAATTAGTTTAGATGTTTATTCTTCTTGTGAAGTATATGGAAAAGATTTCGCAGAAGCTAATGATGAATCATATAAAGCTTTATATGAACAAGCAAGACAATTACCTAATGTAAATTATATTGGTTACAAGCCAAATGAATATATTAAAGAAAATTTAAAAGACTATAGAATGTTTGTATACCCAAGTATTTGGGAAGAGACATCTTGTATATCATTATTAGAATCTATGTCAGCTGGTCTATATTGTATTACAACTAATTATGGTGCGCTATACGAAACAGGTGCAGAGTTTCCAATGTATGTGCCATATTCAAATGATTATAAAAGTCTAGCTAAAAAGTTTGCTGCGGCTATAGAAGCTGCTGCTGGTATGCTTCATGATTCAGGCATCCAGGATCATTTAAAGATGCAACAAAATTATGTAAATAGATTTTATGATTGGAAAGTAAAAGGACAAGCATGGACAAGATTTTTGAAAGGAGCACTAAATGCAAAATA